CCTGGACACTGTCCATGAACGGCCGGATCAGCATCCGCCACTGGCGGAACAAGGTCGGGTCGAGCGGATCGAACAGCAGGAACCGGCTGCTCGACGCGATGACCTTCTCGATGGTGATCAGAAGACGGCGCACGTTGATACGGTCGAGCGCCGTGGCCTGCCGCTGCGTGGTCCTCTGGCCGAACAGAGCGATGCCCTGGCCTCGGAAGTTGACCCACGGGTTGACGATGTTCTGGACCGTCCCGTCGTTGCCCTGAAGCTGTTCGCGCTCGGCGAGGATCGGGCTATACGTGATGTCCTCGATGAACGAGGGCGCACCACGGATGAGTCCGGCCGGGGCGAACCAGGGCTCGGTCAGCGCGTCGGTGAGGGCCATGATGCTCGCGTGTGCACCCTCGGACGAGGTCCAGACGCTCGTATCGTTGAGCGAATCGAAGGTCCTGATCCACTGGAAGATCAAGGTCGTGTAACTGGAGTTCAGCGACGCGAGCGGCGGGAACGGAACCGTAACCTCGGGCGTGAACACGCCGTTGGTCCAGTCGATGATCTCCGCCACAGTGAGATCGAACGGTGTCGCAAGCAGCCCGAGAGCATCGGCCCGGCCGCCCGGCGGCTCGATGATGGTCTCGATCTCCTGGACGACCTGCCGGTGGAACTGCCCGGGCGCGGCCAGGATGTTGATGTCGATGGCCTCGTTGTTTTTGAAGGCCTGGAGGCCCGTGAAGATGTTGCCCGACTGGGTTCCGATGACGTCGGATACCGTCAGGCCGCCTTCGAGGCCGATCTCCTGGTCCGAGGTGACGTCCGGTTCGGACGTATTGGTCGTCACGTCTTCCAACCGGATAAAATTCGAGCCATTATTGACCTGGATAATCAGGTCGGCCTTGTCCACTGCCAGGAACGTCTCGCCTGCGACAACCCCTGACTTATACCGGCCTTCGAGTTTCAGCGGCGTAGCCGGGGTGCTGATGGAGTTGTCGCTGACCTTGACGAAGAAGCCCTGGTCCAGCGGCGTGCTCTTGTTGCCGATGTCTCCTTCCTGGATCGACCGGATGCGGATCGTGGCGGCCGTGGTGGCGTCCACGATGTGCGGGCTGCTGGCCGTGCCCTGGCTCTTCCCGAACAGACCATCGTCGCCGCCAGCCATGAAGACGGCGATCAACTGGGCCGTGATCGGGTCCAGCGTCTGGCCCGGAGGCGTGCTGATGTCCAGAACCTGAACCGTGACCACGGTGGAGATCCCGTTGATCGCGTTCTCGACCGTGGACTGACTGACGTTCAGGTACTTCTCGACCCGGGCGTTGTTTTCCTGGATGAAGACATTGTAGTTCGTGGGGCTGACGGCCTCGATGGTGATGCCGATGTTGCCGTTCGCGGCGGTTCCCGGCGTGAGCGCCGAGAAAGTCAAGACATTCGTGCCACCCGCGTAATAGGTGCCGTCATCGTCGATGGATACCGTAGCGGTGGCGAGGTTTGTACCCGCCACGCGCATGACGAAGAGAGACGACCCATTCGTCAGGTAGTGCTTGCTCTCGTAGGACATCTGGGTGCCGCCGATGGGCACCCCGTCGGTGTCGACCGCCTCGGAGGGGGCCGGGGGACCGAAGGTCCGGTCGAACTGAGGCTGGCTGTTGATCAACGTCAGTTCGTTGACCGCACCCTTTGTCGCGGCCCCAACAACGCCATAAACGGCCGTGGAGACTCTGCTGATGAAGGCGCTGAAGTCGCGCTCGTCGACAAAGGTGCCTGCACTGACAAAGGCAACACCCATCTGGCTCTCCTCCGGCGGTCAGGCCTACTCTCTCGGAATCACGCTGCTGTCGAGAACGGTCTGCGTCGAGATATCCAGGAGTTCCACCTGGATCGAATGGCAGATCGGGACGCGCTCGAAATCACGTGGGAGCCAAGCGGTCAGGACCATGCTTAAATTACCCCTAATTTGCCGCTTCCCATCGCCCGGCTCCAGATTTGAGGCATCCGTCCACGACGATATGTTTAGGGCAACCTTCCGATTCCCTAAAAGCCTCAGCCCCGGATCGATGGGCTCCTCGAAGCCCAGCCAGCGTGGACTCTCAAAGTCCACGAAGACGTAGGCAATGTTCAGCTTGAACAGCTTCCAGATCTGCCGCCGAAACTGTCGCATCTGGCGCGTGTTCTCGCACCAGAAGTCAAGCTGGTAAGGGATGTTGACGGGAGTCGGCCAATCGACGTTAATGGCCACCTTCTCGTCAGGGGTCTGCCACATCTTGCGGATGACCCCAAAGTTGTCCCGGCTGCCATCATACTCCTCCCAGCCTGCCTCTGACAAACTGATGAAGGGGAGAGGTACATTCTGGCCGCGTAGCTCCGCAGAGCCCTCTGTACCACGGGACTTATCAAGAATATCCCGCATGGCCGAGAAGGCCCGGTCGGGGGTGGCGAACACCATGGGGGGCGAGCGATCACGCCACGTCAAGCGGTCGATAAACCACTGGAGAACCGTAGCGTGGTAGATCTCGATATCCATTTACACCGCAGCAACAAAGACCGCGAGAGCCGCCTTGGCCGCCCTGGCCATGAACGCCTTCGCGACGTCTCCCAAGATCTTCTTGGCGCTCGCTTTGGCCTTGTTGATGGCCTCCTGCTGGTCTGCCGCCACTTCCAGGATCTTCGCCGAGGCCTGCATCTTCTTGATGTTCAGGCTCGGGTCCGCTTGCTTCCCGCCCAGAACCTCGATAACCGCCAGGGCCGCTGCGGCTTTGACAGCGTCCGCCGGTAAGTTCTTGAGCGAGTCGGCATTCTGTGCCTTCCAAACGTCAGCGGCGGCTTTCAGTTCCGCTCGCAGTTCCTCTGGGTTGAACAGTGCCTTCAGTTCATCGGTCTTGGCCATCTCCACTTACCTCCGCTGACGTGGCCGGGCTATGGGGACGTACTGCCCTCTTCCGGCGGGGTGTACACGCGGTTCAAATTGTCCCAGGCCTTCGCATTGGCCTCCAAGAATGCTTTCTGGTCGTCGGCTTTGTAGTCCTTCCAGTTGTCTCGGGCGGACGCGGACGACTCGGTGGCCGCCTTCACGGCAGGCTGCTGGAGCTTGTAGACCGGAAGCGAGATCGGGCCACCCTTCAGCCAAGCGCACCCTCCCATCGTGAAGGGCACCAGGACGAGGAGGCTGAGAAGCAGGCCGAGCTTACGCATGGTGGATCTCCTTGGCATACCGACGATTGTCAGGATATACGATTTCTTTGCAACCTGGGCAGGAGCCTCACCCGAGGTAGATCTTGAGCCCCCACATGATCGCGCTGATCAGACCGCCGCCCAGCGCCGCGTAGACGCTGACGCGGACTTTGATGCCCGTGATCTCGCGCTTCAGTTCCTGGATCTCACCGCGAAGAACCTCGATCTTGCTGTCGGTCCCCTCTTTCTGGGTACCGGCCTTTGCGGTCAGATCCTCCAACCACTTTTGGAACCGCTCAAGCTCGTGCAGAACGAGTTCGCGGTATTCGTTCCAGCTACGTTTCGCCATCCGGGAAGTCCTCGCTTTGGATTTCCTCATCCAGGGCGAGGAGTCGGTCAAGGCCGACGCGCGACATCACATCTGCTGGGACGCCCGCCTTTTTCAGGACGCGCGTCTGTTGGGCCTCTCGGCGTTGAGCAGCATGAATCACCACGCGAGGGAGCGTGCCGTTTCCGATCTCCTGCCTGTCCAGAAAGTCCTGAGCCCCCGCACGCATGGCGTTGTGAAGTTGTTTTTCGTCAACTCCTTCGGCAATGACGACCACCGCAGGGTGGTGATGGTGTGCACTCACCGCTTCGATGAACTTGAGCAGTGCATCGTCCATGGCTTGCTGGATGATGATCACGTCCACAGGCGTCTTCTCGATCCTGGCGTACGCTCTCTCCGGCCGTTGGATGACCTCCACGTCAAAGCCCTTCCCTCGGCGCGCGAACAGCGACTCAAGGTGAGCAGAGCACGGAGACTGCGCAGCCCCCACGAGCATGACCGAGATTGAATTGTTTTGCATAGCGGCCGTCTCCCCCGCTAGGTGTTGCCGAGACCTGTAGCACCGTTCAACACGAGGCCCCCGGCCGTCATGTTGCTAATGGCATGCGTAGTGCCGGGCGTCCCAGACGCGAAGAGTATACCAGAGCCTCCGAAGGCCCCGTGGCAGATGTTCGTCGCGACCAGATTCTGCCCGGCCACCGAGTCGATGCCGATGCCGTGGCCTGGAGTACCGCCGACAGCGGAGATGTTATTACCCAGAACCTGGATGAAGTCGCGCGTGACCGCAACCCGGATGCCAAAGGTCGTCGCCCCGTCGCCAACAATGATGTTCTCGCTGGCAATGCAAGCGTCCGCGTCGATGAGGATGCCTACGACTGCCGAGAGTAGGCGGCATTTTTCGACAATGCTCTGAACTCCCGCCAGAGTGATACCGCCACCCGCCCCCGTGACCGCGCAGTTGGTGACCTTGTTCCAGGAGCCTCTGGCCAGGATGGGCAGGACTTCTGAGAGCAGATCCTCGAAGGTGGTAAACGACTCAACAGTGTCCACCGAAGCCAAAGCGCCGCCGCCTGTGTTTGTGAAACCGATCCCGCGAATGCGGGTCTGGTTCATAATGCCGCCGCCGCCTCCAGACACCGAGACGATAGCGGACCCGGCAGCGGCCACGTTCCAGTTGAGCGTGGTCTTCGTCGGGTCTACCCCCTCCAGCGTCTTGCCCGGAGGCAGCGTGAGCACGGCATCCATGTTGAAGATGCCCTCGCCCAGACGAATGACCGACTCACTACCGCCAAGAGCAACCTGAAGCGCAGCCGTGCTCGTGATGATCGCGGGGTCGACCCGAGCAGTTTTTCCAATTGTAAGCATCAGACCTTCGTGTACCAGAGTTCAACGTGAGACTTATCGAATAGCGAAGCATTTCCCGCTGCGGTAATGATAATAACAGTATCGTTGACAGCAACACCAACATCTCCGGCTGCTTCATTTCCAACATCAACATGCGGTAGAGGAATTTGATTACCGTTTGTGTCCTCGGCAAAACCTCGGATGAACAGAACCGCATCCAGGTTCGGGCTGGCGATGTTGTGAGCTACTAAACTCTGAGTACTGTTAGGCAATGCCCCTGTGTCAACCACTTTACGGAAGACCGGCTTATCATCGATCCAGAACATTCCTGTTGACACTTCGCTCGTTGAGAACTGGCCCGCCAACCTAGTACCGAGTAGGCCAGTAAACGCGTCAGTCGTGACATTAAAATCGTCAGATCCCGGGTCTTTGCTGATATCAGCCATGCTCGCTCCGTCCGTTCACTGCCCCGCCAGTATAGCGGAACGCCCTGAGTAGACCGAATCGAGAGGCCCACCACATAACACCTGTTGAATACTACAGTTCTTGCTCTTCCGTTTTCACCCAGGCACTCAGGATCTCACGCACCTGCGGCATACTCCTGGAGCCCAGCGAGACCTTTGGGCTCACTTCCCGAACGAGGACCGCGTCGATGTCCTCACCGGCCTCTACGCGCTCCGCAATGGCCTCCAGGAGCGCCCGGGCGAGTCGGTCGGCCTGTTTCTGTGCCCTGCGGGTTGCGGGACGCCACAGCGGGTCCTGACGCTGTTTGGTGTTGCCTAGTTCGGCCACCAGGGCAACGTCCTCCTGGGCCTGCGGAACGCCCACGTGGACACCCTTCTCGGTCTCGAACAGGTCGATCAGGTCAGCATAGGGGTTGTGAGCTTTGTGCTGGTCAGAGAAGGCCCGCACACGCATGTCCACAAGCTGGAACACGCCCGTCTTGACGATCATCCCCTGAAAGGCTGTCCCGGCTTTCTTCAGCAGCCTGATCCGGCGGGCCAGTTCGCCAAAGGCCTCCTCAGGTGTGTCGTACATCGACATCAGCAGCTATCCAATCCCTTGGCCGCCTCTTCGAGCACGCCTGACAGGTCGTCCAAACTCCCGATGATGATTTTCGAGCCGTCCGTTCTGGTGATCATCGACTGCGGCACCCCGATGATGCCCGACAGGTTGTCCAGGTCGGGGATCTCCAAGTCGGACGAGTCGCCCCGGAAGCTGATGTACTTGATCTCCAGGTTCTGCCAGTAGGCTGAGACGCCCATCTGGTCAATCTCTTTGCGCTCGATGACCTCCATCAGTTGCCGACGCCACAGGAACAGGTCGCCGGACTCGATCTGAAGCGCCCGCTCCTCCAGCATGTAGCGGCCGAGCTTCATGGTGCCGTCGTGGTTGCGGTCCTTCCCGAACTTCGTCAGGTCGGCCTTCACGGTATCGTCCACGAAGCCGAAGATCAGATACGGCCGGTAGACCCGCTGGTCGTGCAGAGCCTCGCGGAAGAAGTCGGGCCTGCTGAACTGGTCGACCGGCTCGAAGGCCTCGTCCGGCGGCTTCGGGTAGGCCTTCCGCTCCAAGTCAGTAGGCAACAGAAAGTTGACCGGATCGATGTCCGGCGCGTCGACCACACGGGGTGGTAACGTCGGCGGCAATTCTGGATCGAGGTCGACCGGAGCGACGGGCTGAGTGGCCTTCATCAGCTTCCAGTACGGGATCGGCGCGAGCTTCTGTGCCGCGTACTGGATCGTCTGCTCACGATTGAGCCGGATCTTCTTGTCGAAGTTCGGGAACTGCGGAAAGTTGTTGAAGCCCCGGGTGTCAGCCATCAGCCTTCCACCGGCTCAGGGAACACGTTCGCAGGAAGATCCGGAAGCTCCAGGTTGGAGGAGTCTCCGTGCCAGTCATTATACGGCACCTCCAACCACGTCCAGTAGTCGGTGCCGCCGATGCGCCTGGACTCCTTGTAGTCCAGGACCTCGCGCAGTTGCCGCCTGAACAGGAACAGGTCGCCGGACTCCGGCAGGTACCCGATCTCCTCCAAAAGCCACCGGCATATCCACAGCGTACCGTCATGCTTGTGGACCGTGCCGAAGCGCGTCAGCGAGATGTCCTGCTTCTCGTCCACCAGCCCGAACGCCAGGAAGGCCAGATACTCACGCTGGTCGTGCTCGGCTTCGCCGAAGATGTTGACCTGGGTCTTGTTGAGAATGAGATTCCGAAGCTCTTCCGGGGGTTCCGGATATGCCCGCCGCTTCTGCCTGCTGGATAGCTCAAGCTCCTCGTCGGTGGCCGTGGTCACGTCCACGAAGTCCACCGTGGGCGGAAGCTCGGTCTCCAGGGGAAACGTAGACACTGGCTGCCCAGGCTTGAGCAGCTTCCAGACCGGTACAGGAGCTAGGCGTTCGCGGGAGTACTGGACAAGCGCCTCGCGGCCAAGCCGGATGAGCTTGTCGATGTCGGGAAACTGAACGAGAGTCTCGAAACGGTCCGCCACACGGCATTCCCTATCGGTTGTTTACGACCAAAACCGCAGCCGCCTTAATCGGCCGCAGCCACAGCCTCGGTGTCGGACTCCTCCGTAACAGATTCGTCGGCGGCTTCCTCAACTTCATCGTCCATCGCGCAGTCGTCTTCAAGCGAGATAGACACCGGCTTCTTTAAGGTCTTCTTGAACTAGCCTGACAGACAGCCACCTTGATCGAGTCGAGACGCGCGGCCAAAGTTTTCCAGACGCCATTCACGGTCTATTGCCTTTCGGCGCTCAAGTCACCAGGCTTCAGGATATCCGAGACAGCGATCCCCTTGTCGAGTTCCCACGCGGCATCGAACGCTTCCGCCTCGGTCCCGGTCAGGATCGAGCGCCATCCAACCGTGTCACTTCCGGTCACCTCACCGTACCTGATCTTTGCGGAAGTGCACTTTAACTCGCCGTCGAATCGCATGACCACTTCCGAAACGACGCGGTCGGTCGGCTTTAGCGGAGCAATGGCATTCTCGATTGGTACTTTCTTAATTGTCACGATGTTCTCCTTACGCATTCCACGTTTTCACGAGAGATTCCACGGTGCTTTGGACAGAAACGTTCAGCCACTTGGTCGCGGCACCGGCCACGGTCACGTCGATCTCTAAGTCTCCCGCCGCGTCGGTGACGAAAACCGCCGCAGCATTGGCGAGCATGTCCACGATCAACGTACCTTTGGTTCCGGCCGCGAGTGTGCCGATTGCCACGGCCGCGCCGCGCTCGGTATCGCTCACCCAGGCGTGGATCAGGGTGGGGGAGTTGATGTTGGCCCCGTTTGCCCCGAGAATGTTCGCAGTGAATCGGATGACGTCGGCCGCCGTGTCGCCTTCGGTGTCACTGGTCAGCGTGTCGGTCCGACGGATACGACTACTCAAGGTCGCGTCCAGCTTTATGCCGCTGACCTGCGCGTTGCCTAGCTTCAAACTGTTCACCGCCAAGTTGAGGATCTTGCTGGTGGTCACCGCATCGTCGGCGAGTTCGAGGGTGTCTATCGCATTGTCGGCCATCTTAACGTTCGTTACGGCATTGTCGGCGAGCTTGTCGGTCGTTATCGAACCATCGCCAGGCGCGCCGCCCTGGCCGCCGAGGACGCCCAGAACTCCGATTATTCTCAATCCGGCCATTCACTTAACCTCATGGAATCGGCGGTAGAATGCCGCTCTGGATCGCCAGGGTCAGCAGGACTTTCACATCCATGGCCACGCCAGCCGAACGCAAGAAGATCTGCTGAACCCACAGTCCTGCCAGAGAGAACGACCGGGCGCTGGCTGGGGCCAAGAACCAGACTGTGCTCCCGCTGACCTGAGTCTTCAGAGAGACCTCAAAGTCGTTAGCCGCATCACCCTCCATGTAGAAACCGGTGATGACGACGTTGCTGCCCACGAGCGTGGTGATATCGAGTGTGGTCTCAACGGCCGGACTGACATCGAGCGACTCAGTCGATGTGAAGGCCGGGCCTTTTCCGTTGATGTGGCTGCCTTCACGAATGATGACGCCACCTTCTTGTCCTTGTACGTCGGCCATGTTTGCAATACTCCTAGATCCGTGTCAGCTTGTCTTTCCATTTCGTGGCCTTGGAAGCCACATCCTCAGGCGGGCAGGCATCCAGCAGGGCCTCGATGAAATCCAGGGCTTCCGGCACGCCGATAGGAACGCCTTCTGGAAGCGACTCAGCCAGCTTCCGGCCCGCTTCGCCAGACTCACGCGTAAGCTGCCTGCGCAGTTTCTCGGTCCAGGTTGCGAAGTCTTCGATCAGTCCCATCGTGGTGCCGCGTAGGCCTCCGGCATTCGTTCCAAAACGTCCTCGACCTCTTCGAGTTCCTTGGCAGCGAGGTCGGCCTGACGAGCCATATCCGTCTCGATATTACCCGAAGCTCCCGGAAGTGGCCCAAGTCGATCAAACGCCTGGACCATCTGCTCTCGCGCACGGCTGCGCAACAGCTTCCGAAAGATCCGGAAGCGGTGCCCCTCGATGTCTTCGAGCGTCGCGCTCCGCATGATGTGGAACGTGAAGTGCTCCTGGCCGCGCGGATTCCACACGTACAGGATTCTCTCGTTCGGGTCCCACTTCTGATCCTCTTTTCCGCCGAGCAGCCGGGACCACCGCTCGATGGTCTGGTTGATCTCGAACTGGAAGCGCGGCCCCTGAAGGCTCAGCGCGATGATCTGGATCGGGTAGAACGGGGTCAGCGTGCGGTGGATGTCGACCGTGGAGTCCGTGTAGTGGAAATCTCCGACGCCAAACTCGCCCTCCTCTTCTGACAGGTCGATCAACAGCAGACCGTCTGGTATCTGGACCTCGCGCGCTTCAATGCGCGGCACAAACGAGCCCCAGATATCGAGAGCGTCGCTGAGGGCGACATCCATATCGGCCTCTTCGAGCGGGACAAAGGCGCGCAGCTTGCCCAGGTCCCGCGTGACGAGGTCGAACCACTCTGGTTTGGTGCGGGGCATAGGCTTACTTCAGCAGTCCGGCTGCCCTCAGCGCGGTCTTCGCATCATCCCTGTCCGAGCCGTGGAAATTGGCCTTGACCGTCTCGAAGACGTGCCGCTTCTCGTAGCTGGTCAGGGCCTTCCGTAGCTGGTGAGTGGTCCCCGGGTTGTTCCGCGTGAGCGGGTTCGTCCCGAGCCAGTCCAGGATCGCCTCGACGATCTCGTCCCTGACGTTGGAACCGAAGGGATTCGACCCACAGCGCTCCACGGCCACATACTCTGACCGGGGCGGTGCCCCGCCACCCACTCCTTCAGAGAGCAGGCTGCCGGGCATAATGGGCTGGGTACGCTTATCGGACATAGGTCACCTCCGGGCTATGAAGAGAATACTCGAAAGCGGCTCGGCCCAGCAAACGGGGCAGGTAAAGACTTTTTATAGGCCTTTCGACCACCTTGACTACTTCGGGGCAACCTGGAAGGGGTGCGCCCTCCCGAAACCAAAAACGGGACGCCCGGTTTCCCGAGCGCCCCGTTTGAACGCGAGTGCTTACGTTCCCGGAGGGGCTTGGCTAATCGGCTTCGTTGGCTGAAGCGGATTGGGCACGCTTGCCTGTGCCGGTCCCGGCCGCAGAGACGAAACGATGTTCGCCGCCATCTCCGGGTCCCGCTCTGCCAGCATGGCCAGGAAACCCTTGATGGCGTTCGGGTCCATGTTCAGCATGTCGTGGATCGTCGGCCCCGTCGGCACGTTACTCCCCCTGATCTCCAGGTAGTCCGGAGCGATCTCCTTGGTGATACTACGCTCGATCCGCGTGAAGTGGTCGAAGAACGGATGCGTCTGGTACATCCCCGACCGCAGGGTGGTCTTCTCGTCCGGGATCGCCGGAAAGACCGTGAACGAACCTGGATCGACCGGGTCGGGCAGGTGGACCGGGAACTTCTGCCGGTTCACGTAGATCCACGTTGACCTGCGTGCTGCTTGCTCTGGCGGAGCTTCCGCCGGACTGCCTTCAATCTGTGGTGTGTCTGCCATCGCTCGTGCTCCTTTTTTAAGCCCACGATGTTCGCAAGACTGCGGGCAGGAGCCGGTCCCCTGCACCTGTGAGTAGAGTAACAAAAAAGGGCCAGGATTGCTCCCGGCCCTTTCTGTGTTCGATCCTGATCAGGTTACGGCTTAGGGGCCGAATCCTGCGGAGACGGCGACATTCACAACCTCGCCCGTGGCGAAGAAGTTCGTGTCGACCATGAACTTCGCGTACTCGGTCCAGAGACCGCGCTGCGTGACGCCGAACGGCTGGACGAGCGGCGGCGAGGTGTAGAACGGGATGTACGGCGCGTACACCAACCCCGCCTTCAGGAAGCCCGGTCCCCGGTAGCCGACCACGAACCGGTTGGGGTTCGTGCCGCCGCCGACATCCGGCATACGGGGGTCGACGACCACGTCCCACTGGCCGTCGATCTTTCCGGCCAGGGTCGGGCCTGCGGTGGCCTTCGTGCCGAAGCTCGGGTCCGGCACGAAGCGCGGCGCACCGATGTCGCGCAGGATCGAGAGCACCTCGGTCCCGCAGACAACGAAGTTCGGCTGGATCTGCTGCGTCGCCTGATAGACGAGATCCGAAGCCTGGATGATGGCACCGATCAGGCCTTCCTTGTGCCACTTGAAGGCGAACCCGCCGCCCGTGTTCCGGTTGAAGACCACGTTTCCTGCTGTGGCCTCCTGAACCATGAAGTCGATCAGTTCACGGACGATTTCCGCCGTGACCGTCTCCGACATGGACACAACCAGTTCCGCGTCGGCGTCGCCACCGTACTGGCTGCGGAAGTCCGCAACCGTCTTGTGGCTGTACTCGATCTGGAGGTTGCGCGGCTCGGCCCGAATCAACTGCTGCTGCAATTCGAGCTTGACCTTCGGGATGAGGGGGTTTCCCTCGGAGTCGTACTTGTACGTCGTGAGGATCGGAAGTGTGACCGCTCCCGTGAAGGTCATGCCCACGACTGCGCCCGTGAGGTAGTCGATGGTTCCGCCGCCGGTCGTGTCACCGACGAGCGCGCCGTTGCCATCGTCGCGAACGACGAGAGGCGTGGCGGCCGAGTCGAACATCTCGAACGAACCCGGGCGGATCGGGAAGTACGTGCCGACAAGGCTCGCGGCCTTGGCGAACGGTCCCGGGGTCGTCCCCGTGAAGCGCGCTTCACGGAAGATGACTTCGTCCGAGTAGTGGAAATTGGTGCCCTGGAACCCGGTCGTCGCGTCGAAGATCCGGCTTCCCCCGACCAGTTCACCCTTGTCGTTCTCGCGGATGATGCTGTAGTAGAAGACGTTCGAGTGCGGACCGGCCATCGGCTGAACCGAGGCCAGGACGCTGATGATGTCCTCCTGGAACGCTGCGCGAACCATCGGGAACATCCACTGCTCGAAGCTGCCGAGGTTCACCGCCTTCATCGCCTCATCCATCTGGCTGAGGTAATTGCCGGTGTTCTCCAGAAGCTGAGCGACGACCGCCTGCTTGTAGGGGTCCTCCATCTCGGCGATGAAGTTCGTGGGACGCTTGTGGAAGCGCTTGTCCTTGTAGCGGGACCACTTGCGGATCAAGCCCTGGCGAGCGTCGATGAAATTCGTCACCAGGGTCGACTCTTGCGCCTCGTTGAGAGGCTGAGCGACTGCTGCGGCCGTACTCATGGTAGTAATCTCCCGTTTCAGTGTAGCACCGCCCACAATGGGGATGCTTTGAAGCGGGAAGGCTGGTGGCTGGAGTGGCCTCGCGGAGGCTCGTACCACTGGATAGGCATCAGTGGGTCCGAGTACCGCCTTCCTTGACGATTCTTATTTTGCCCGACTCCCCTCAGGGAGTCAAATCTACGACCCGCGCTTCTTGCGGGCGATCACGTTCTCCATCAGGAGCGATCCGTCGCCTTTCAGCGGCGCGGTCTCCGGATTCCCCATCTGGGGCGGCTTCTTCTTGGCTCTCCGAACGCCCACGGGCAGTACAGTCTCTTCAAGCTGCCGCTTCCGTGGCGCTGGCGCGGGCTTCCCGCGCTGCGCTGCCGGGGCTGCCTCGGTCAGATTCTCTTTGCTTCCGCCGGAGGCGCGATTCAAGTTCTCCATCATGGTCTGGAAACCACTCTTGGACTTCTTGCCTTCGACCGGGTTCATCGGGACCATGACATAGGCCTGGGCGTCCGGCGCGTCGGCGACCTCGGGCGGGACCTCGAACTTCTGCCCTTCACCCTCGCCCGCGCCCTCGCCCTCGATGTCATCCACGTCCATGCCGAGATCCAGTTCGTCGTCGCCTTCCTCGTCACCTTCCTCGTCACCTTCCTCGTCGCCGAAGAAATCGCCGCCCATGTCGTCGCCGCCCATGTCGTCGTCGTCGCCATTGACGTAGTCGTCCACGCCGTCTCTCTCGGCGATCTCGGCCATGCCGATGGACTGTTCGTAGTCGACGCCGTGGGCCTTCGCGAAGGAGGCCGCAATGTCGTTCTCGGCGATGCCCATGGACTGGAGAGCCTTGTACAGGGTGTCGCCGTCGAAGATCTGGCCGTACGCATCGCCATTGACGAGCACGCGGTAGAAGCCGTCCTCTTCGAGGCCGATCTCCACGTTGACCTCTTCCTCGTTGTGCATGCGCACGCGGGTGCCCAGCATCGCCTCGGCCAGCCCGACCATGCCCGAAACATCCTGGGAGGTCTTGAGCGCCGAACGGCACTGCGCGGTGTCCAGCGCCGGGTTGGCTTCGATGATGCGCTCCATCGAGGTCTTGAACTGTTCCTCGCGGTAGCGCTTCCCGGTGTCGACAGCCAGCGTCTTCGCAGCTTTCAACTGCTTCTTGATGTGCTGGTTTTCGCGACGGAGGCCACGATTCTCGTTCACAAGGCCGACGTTCAACCCGGCCAGAGACTCCATGTCCATATCACCCATCTCCTCGTAGTTGTCGTCGTCGTAGCCCATCTCGTCGTGAGCGTAATCCATCTCATCCTGAGGCTGACCCATGCCGCCCGGGTGCACTCCACCCATTTCGTCGCGCGGCATCGGACGACCTCGACGACGACGGCGACGCATGGGGTGTCCGCCCATGCCCATTTCCTGGACGATTTCCTCGTCGCCATCAGACTGGTCGCTGGCAACGATGCCCTGAAGATCCTTGACCTTCTTGCCCCTGCGGCTGGTCTGCTTGTTCTTGGTGTCGTAGGCGACGTGCATGCCCTTCGCGCCGGGGATCTTCTTCGAGCCTTCCTCGTCGAGGTTGGCTGCACCGCCCTGAGACTCGGTGCCGATGATCTTGCCGTGCTTCTGACCGGTCTCGCCTGCGGGGACCTTGACGCCGGGCTTCACGCCGGGACCCGGAGGCGTGCCGTCGTTGGACGTGCCTTCGGGATCTTCGATGTGGCCCTGACCTTCTGCGCCGCCGGGGCCGAGGTTCTGGCCCTTCTTGCCGACAGTCGGGAGCACGTCGAGTTCGTCGATGGACGGAGACGTGGCAACGCTGAGACCCTTCGCGCCCGACAACGGGGTCGGGTCGGCCTCGTTCATGGCCGCCGTGATGACCTCAAGGATCTCGTCGCGATGGTGCTGGATCTTGCCCTTCATCGAGGCGGCAAGGTCCAGAGCAGCGCTGTCGGTGAGCGCGGAACGGGCCGAGAACAGACCTTCATTCAGCGCGTCGAGTTCCTTCAGGTACTCGGTGAGGTTGCCCTTCGGCTGAATGCTGAGACTGCCCAGCTTCGGCTCCAACCGGCTCAGCCTCGTGCGGATTTCCGTAAGGTCCATCACCGTGTCTCCTCTGTTCGCAGGAAGTGAGTAGTGAGTCCCGGCAGCCTGCTGCTCTTTCAGGAGCTTGCGCCGAGCTTCCTGCGCCTCGTTGATGGCTTCCCGAACCGCGCGCGGGAATGCCCCGGGCGTGCTCGGACGAGCCACAATATCCCAAACGATGGTTTCGCGGTCAACATCGTCCTGGACAATGTCGGCATCCGCCGGGAAGGCCGGATACTTGGCCCCCTCATTCCGGATGACCGAGCCCTGGGCGCGGCTGGATGCGCCCGTCTCGACGTTGGCTTCCCACAGAGCCTCAACGATCTTGCCGTCGGGTGTGGGCAGGGCCTCGAACTCGCCGATGATGGCTGTGTCGGGATCTTCGCCCTGGGCGATGAGTTCTTCACGCATCCCCGGGAACTTGTCGATGTAGCCAACATCGGTGAGCACGACGGCAAATTTGCGCAGGTCCGGTAGACCATCAGAGGGGTGCTCGATGTGCCCACATACGGCACGGCGGCCAACGCGGCCCATGAACTCCCCCGACGTCTCAAACAGGTTCTCGAAGAAGCTCTTCGGGTAAACCCGCTTGTTACCGTTTAGGGTGTCGTACCGCTGGATGATTCCACGGGCTCTGGTAGCCCCGTTTTCCTGCAAGTTCGACTCGACCAGCTTGAATCGCGTCGCTACGGAGTCCTCTAGCAATGTTCTCATGCTGCTTCTGCTCCGTCATCCGAATCGGCTCGATCTTGTCGTCGGCTTCTGTTTCGCCGAAGAGGTAGAGTGCCTGCCCATTCTCGCAAGCGAGCCGTAGGCACTGCTCCCAAAGTTCGAGCCGCATGATCTGCGGGCAACGCCCAAAGTCTTCCGCCCAGATCTCGTAACTCCGCTGGTCGTCTAACTGGATCTTGACCAGTGGGTATTTGGGCTCGAAGTACACGATGAAGAAAGCAGACTGCTTCCGAACATCGGTCGGTGGAAATCTGCTTCCGCTGCCATCCATCTGCACCATGATGCAGGAGACGGGCTAAACCCGTCAAACCCGCGTCCAGACAATCAGATGTGGCCCTGAGTGACATCCACCAACATCGTGCCTGTTCCGCTCGTGATCCGAAGGCGCAGGGCGTCCGGCGAGCGCGCGTTCGTCAAAGTCGGCCAGTCGACGATCCGGCGCGACCGGCCCAGGGGTACGACTACGTCGCTCGCAATCGAATCCCAGGTCGTGGTCGCGTCGACCTCGGTCTGCTCGACGTTTCCGCCCGTGATGCCGATCTGACGGTCTCGGTTGTCAAAGTCGAACGCGGCCAGGATCTCGACCGTCAGGCTATCCTCCAGATCCTGGTTCTCGTACTCGAAAATCATGGCCGTGTTCAGGAAAGGCCCACGAAAATAGCGGCCGTCGGGCTCAGTCGTCGGCGGGAACACCTGGGTGCGGATCGTCTCTTCGCTGTGCAGGAAGAAACGCTGGTTGAAAATGTTGGCAGCCTGAGTCTCGACACCAGGAGCGTTACTCACAGTAGATCTCCTCTCGGCTCAGACGAATGAGCACCGAACTGCCCAGGTCGCCATCTCCGACTCTGTCCCCTGAATCATATGCCAAGGGCGTCACAACGTCGGATTCTAGCTCTGCTTGCTGTAAAAGCCAAGACGACCGTGGCTCCAAGCTGAGCACTGGAACGGCCCGGCCCTGGATCAGATCCTCGGCTACGCCTGCCGTAGGGACGAGAGGCTCTTCCAGGGAAATGGTCCTCGCACCGCGCAGCATCATCGAAACCTGCCGCCCAACGTCCACACCCTCTTTGAACGGGATCAGTTCGACGCGCTGGTGGGAATACTCTTTGCACTCGAACAAGTCCGCGTCCGTCGCCGTAACCTGGGCAGCGATAACTATAGGCTTCGATGTAACTTGCGAACACCAGCCGCGCACGGCGGCGAGCGCGTCCGGGCTGTCGTACGGGATGACTACGGCAAGCGCCGGGTCGCCCAGACGCTGAATCGATTCACGCATCAGCCCCTTGCAAGTGTCTTCCAGCAGGGCTGTGTTGCGGCGCGAAGTCTGTAGTTCGTGCTGCCGGTACTCGTAGAGCTTCTGCGGAATGTGAACAAACTGGCAGGTCTCGGCCAGCTTGATCACCAGATCAAAATCTTCGGCCGTGGGCAGTGTCGGATTGACACCTGCGGTTCTGTCGTAGGCCGACTTGCGCATCATGCGAAACTGAAAAGCGCACAGACCGGACTGCTGCATACGCCGTAGCGAGAACATACGACGGCAGCGCTTCTCGAAGTGGGGATCGTGCTTGGAGGGTGCGCCGTCCGATTCGACCCTAAGGTAGTCCGAATAGACCACACCGACTTGTTTGGGGCAGCCTTCCAGAGTGTTAAGAGTCATCGAGAGCGCTTCGGGAACGATCCGGTCGTCGGCGTCGACCTGACAAAAAAACTCCGAGGCCACTTCGCGGTAGGCTTGCGCGACGCGCCCCGGAGTTCCAAGATGTCCGTTGGTCAGTAGCTGGAAGCGGCTGTCCCTCTCGGCAAAGGACCGTACGATCTCTCTCGTGCGATCCTGCGAGCCGTCGTCGTAGACCTTGCAGACGAAGTCTGAGAAGCTCTGCTGCTCAACCGAGCGTAAGCAGTCTTCCAGATATTCCTCGGCGTTGTACGCCGGGACAACGACCGTAACGCGGGAACCGCTCACGCACGGTTAGCCAGCGCCGTAGGTGCCGGTCTGCCGGAAGTTGTCCAGCAGGTCCAGGTCGTCGATGGCGACGCGGAGAACGGACGAGCCGCCCGTGCCCGACCCGAAGAGACGCAGGACCGGATCGTTGACCAGTCCCGCGAACTCGATGGGCGCTTCGCCACCGGCCACGATGGTTGTGCTGGTACCGGTGACCGTCACGAAGGCCGCGCCGCCGCCCGTAACCGGGCTCTGCTGCACTTCCAGGGTGACCGGGAACAGACCCAGGTTCCGGACGAACAGACGACGCACGCGCTGGGCGAACTGAATGACAGTTCCCAGTGCCTGATTCGTGTCCGCCGGGACCGCGATCTGTACCTCTGCGGCTTCCGGCCCATAACTCCGACGATTGACAGTGTCTGCCACGGCTTAACCTCCTTAGATTGCGAACTGTGGCTCTGACGGACTATCGTTGTCCGTCCGTTGTACTGCGACCTCAATGGCCACATCCCCGAAGCCGGACAAGGCTACGAACGGGGAGGTCGATGTTATCAAATAGCTCTGACCTGCGCCAGGGTTCAGAACGGTCGCGGTTCCCGCGATGTCCGTGAAGGTGACGCCGTCCTGAGACTCCTGCCACTTCACCGTGGCCGGACCGGTGTCGCCCGTCTCGTTCAGGTGCCGAACCGACATGGTGCGCGGGATCGACGCGGACTGAGTCAGGCGCAAGACCCGAGCTTCCGTGACGGGTAGCTGGATCTTGATGTTTAGATTCCGAACCGACATCTACGGCTTCGTCCTTGATCAGGGAGCGGCTACGGGCTCCGCTTCCGGCTCCGGTGCGGGCATGGGTGCTGCACCCGACGCGCCCATATTACCCGGAGCGCCGGGCTCTACGCCACCCATGTCATCAGCCGGTTCTACACCCATTCCGTTCTGCTGTAGAGAAGACAGTTTGCCGGGGTAGCGGCGGTTAAACTGCCTCTTATGTTTCTCTACAGCCGTGAGAAAATTTGTGAGACTGTCCTCGATCTCGGAGATGTGATCCATCATCCGCTGAGCCTGGACGATAAATGTGCCACGTCCGTACTTGCTGCCCACCAGCGACTGAACCTTTCCGACTTTGCTTAGCCGTATATCCATCAGCCGATTGCGAACTTCGCGGATATCCTCTTCGAGTTCCTCCAGGATCATGGCCGCGTCTTCTGCGTCCTTTTCCCGAAAGTTCTGCTCGACGATTCCGAGCGCCATGTTGGCGGCCTTGGGTGCGAGATCCGGATTGCGCGTCATGCCCTCGATGAGAGCTTCGACATATTCCTCCGGATTCTCAGCCCAAGCGCGCGACAGACGCGCCTCTTTCTGGACCAAAGTTTCCTTCGGCGCACTCGCCCGCGAAGATGCGTTGGTTGCAGGGTGAGCCCCTCCATCCTGGGACTCGGTCGCCGTCGCGCCCGCCGCCGCCCCGGCCGGAACTGGGCTTCGCAGCCATCAGCCCCCCGATCACCCGGGCCATTTCCTTCGCGTCGGCGTTGCGCAGGGCAAAGACGGCCAGGGTGTGGGCGACATCCGCGGGCGACTCGTCCGCCTGCGCCAGTGCTCGCTTGGCGAGCCCGGGCAGCGTTGGCCCCAGCAATTGGTCGCCGGCCACCGTCTGCGTGGCCGTCGTCTCGGTCGGGCGCTTAAGCTTGCTTATCGCCTGCTGCTTGGCGGCGACGGCCTTGCCGAGTTTGTCGGCGTAGTTCTGAAGCCTGGCCACGTCGGCGGCTGTTGCCTTCTTCCCCGCCCTCCCTTCGAAGGCCCACGCGCCGTCAGTGATGGTCGTGCCTGGGCGGAGGAGCTTGGCCTGGTCAAGAAGGCGCACGGAGCCGTCGATCCGCGCAACATTCACCCGTCCGGGGAGCCGCCCGGCCTGCTCGCCCGTCTGTCTGGCCCCCAGCGATCTGACGGCGGCCGCCAGGGCGGAGTCCTGCTTCTGGAGCGCCGCTATCTGGCCGCTGAGGTTTACCGTGCGGCGCTGCCAGCCCGCCGCCTGAACCGACTTGACGGCCAGTTCGTCCAGCTCCTTCTGGAGCTCCCGGCGGGCTCGGCCGTTCGCGTCGGCGTTGTCGTCGGCGAACAGACTCTCCTGGTCGACCAGTTGCTGCCGGAGGTCCTTGCCGGCCTGGAGGGCCTTGGTGTACTCGCCGCTGGCCTTGAACTTCGTCAACTGTTGCCGGAGTTGGATCGTCTTGCTCTTCCCGAGGCCCTTGAGGCGTTTCTGCGACGCGCGAAGCTGACTGAGGCGGATGTCCTGCTCTTTGGCATCGGCCCCCTGTGCCCGCAGTTGCCGGCCGAGGGACTCGGCGACCTTGAGCTGCGACTGGGCCCGGGAGTACTTGCCCGCCCGCATGTCCTGCTGGGCCTGCTCCAGGATCCGCACCTGCTTTTCCTCGGTCTTCCGATAGGCCCTTCGCTGTTCGCCTCTGACCTTGGACCCTGCGGCCCGCTCGGCCCGGCTGCGGAGGACGAGCTTGTTCCGCGCCAGGTCGATGTTGCCCATCAGCCGGAGGGAGTTGCTGGCCTCGACGCTCTCGGGTGCGAGCTTGATGACGTTGCCGAGTGACTCGGCGGCGATGTCGTAGTCGCCCTTCTCGTAAGCGGCCTTGCCGGTGCGGTAGTAGTTCCTGGCGAGCATCTGCCCGGCGGGCTGCTTGGCCGGGGCGTTGAACAGCCTGCCCATGACCGGGACGTCGCCGGCTAGGGGCACGCGCGCGGGCGAGGGCTTGGCCGCGGGCCGGGTCGCCGGCGGCGGCGGGGCGGGTGCGGGGCGCATGAGTGGCGCCTGCATCGCCATGCCCGCCGACGGAAGTCCGCCGAAGATCCTGCTCAGCAGGGACGGTTTCTTTGCGCGCGGGGGCGGCTTGGGCTTGACCCTCGGGGCCTTGACCTTTGGGGTCGGGGCCGCGGGCCCCGTCACCACCTGTGCCTGGGGGCCCGTCAGGCGCTTCTCGGCGGAGTACCCTTCGGCCAGTTGCCCGCTGCCGTAGCCCAACTCGGCCGAGGCCGTCTCGGAGGAGTACTGCGCAACGTTGGCCATGGGGCCGGACCAGCGCTGGACGTTCAGGGCGTCGGGGACGTACGTCTCGCACCAGGCGTAGGCGATCGGCAGATCGATCTGCGGCACCGGAAGAGCCATGCGACCGCTGGCCTGCAATCGATCGACGCGGTACATGGCCACCACCTCGACCGGGAAGC